AATGCCGCATTTACTCCGTACCAATATTCTGATGTCATTCTTTCCTCCATTCCATATTTTTATTATAGGCGTATACTTTATCATCGCCCTCATATTCATGATATAAAAAATAGCCTTGATTGTCCCAAGTTTTCATTAACTTGTCACCTTCAAAACACCACCATCTTTCATATACATCGTTCTGTGCCTTCATGTATATACATCTTCCTTGGTCGTCATATTCTGACACTGTCGGCGTAAAGCTCATTGTTAAAACTCAAACAAATCTGAAAATGTAGTTTTTCCTTCTGCTTTTGTTAAATCCCATTTCAATACACCAATTAGGTTTTTAACTTTTTTAGTAATAATTGCCTCTTCCATAGCGTCATCGTCAAACGGCAAAGCTTTGAACCAATCTGGGACTCGATGTTCGTCAGTCGGGATCCCAATTGACTGAATATTCAAATTGTTTTTCTTTAACTTACACACAATCGTCTTCATTCCATCTGATATTTCCATACTATGGGCGTCGGCTTTGATGCCACGTATTTTATTCCAGTTAATTGCTGCCAAAGCATGTCCAATTCTACATTTTCCTGTCTTTTCAAAGATGGCGGTGTGTTTCGTCAAGTTATTAACACGTTTAGGTGTACCTTTTCTCCAACTTGGCATTGCTCTAAATTCTGTTCTGAATTCAATAATTCTATTAATGACATCTTCTTCTTTCCCACCAGTCAATACCATAAGTAGTATTTCTTTTAGGAACTCTTGCATATATGCCGGAGTATCGCTTCGCTTTAAGTCTAAACCCATTGCCTTAATTTTACCACGTCCACCATCAGCATCTGTTCTGGTGCCTTCGTCATCAAATACTAAAATAGCATAACGCTTCTTAGTAATAAAAATACCCGACTCTCCCACAATCTCACGGCCTGCCGCAATAATTTTACCTAAATCAATTGTAGTACTAAATGATTGATTCATATAAGCAGGAAAACTCGCATTTACCTCCTCACATACTGCATCATAAAATTTAATGATAGTATCTTTATCCCAAGCAATTTCATTAGATTCTATATCCTTTTTAAGCATAGGATAGGCACTAAAATACGCAGAGTCGGTATCACCATATACAATTGAACTACCAAGGTGGTCATATTCGCCAGTAATTACTTCATTAACTTTCGCCGCCATGTGTTTAGCAATGCATCGTCCAGTTAATGTTGTACTCTGTCCTAACCTCTCATCAAAGAATCTACTACCAGGATTAAGCAATGCTCCATATAACGAGTTAAGGTTAATCTTCTTTACTAGCTGTCGTTTATCCCAAAACTCTATGTCTTTCTTAGTTGTAGCATCACGCTTTTTCTTTTGTAATACTTTACGTTCAGCATACCATTTATCCAGTAACCCAGGTATAACTCCAACACTATCATATCTAAATATAGTGCCATTTGCTGTTAATAGCCATGGTTGGTGTCCTTCGAAAATCATTTCATAAATTTCATCACCAGTAACTTCATAGGTTTCACCGTTCTCAAAGTCAACATGTAAGACTTCCATCTTATCACGTGCCATTACGAGATCATACTCAAGCGCGGCAAATTTACCCTCCCATGCCTTTGCCACAGTATCATCATTATCCAAGAATTCATCAATCATTGGCCGTGTTATTGTGTGCCTGATTTGTCCAACAATTGTTTCAGTACTCATATTACAACTACGTAGAATACTTGGATATAGTGAGTTCAAGTCAATACTTCCAATCCATGCATGTACTCCTTTATCAGGAGTAGCTACATATGCGCCTGCCGCTGGAATTGGTTTCTCTTTTGTTCTATCTTTATCAGGAACAATAAGTCCACGACTATGTGCTTCGTTTACAATCGCTTGGTCTGTTTGTGCTACCGCACCCATTGTTGTTTGAAGTAACACTAAATTAGAGTGTGCTAACACATTTGCCAAATCAATAAACTGTAACTTCTCATTTAAGTCAACTAACAGGTCTACGTCTTGTCTATTGTATTCAATAAATGTTTCAAAGTCTTGATTATACAACTGATCCAACGTACCTTCGTATGCTACCTTATGTTCGCCTAATTCATATTCACCAATAGCGTCTAAACTATAACTGTGCATTTCATGGTATGTATACTTTTGGTATAACAACAAGTAGTCTAAATGTACCCTGCCTTGGATTTCATATGTCTTGTTAACCTTTCCATACTTTGTTACTTCTTTATTCTTAGGAAATTTCCCCCAAAGACAAAACTTTCGTGTATGGCTCTTGCTTAATACTAATGTAATTCTGTTAACAAGATATGGTATATCGAATCCTTCACTATTCCATCCAGACAATACATCAACATCGTCGATTAAGTCTAAAAACGCCTCAAGCAATTCTTCTTCAGTATCAAATAAGATTGTATCATCAAACTTATCACATATATCTTGAGCTTGTTCTTTAGTCAATGTATCCGGTTTAATAGTTAGACATATAGTTTGTTTAAGCCATGATAAGTGTAGAGCAATAGCCGTAACCTTATTAAAAGGGTCGTCTGGAGGAGCAAATCCTCTCTCCTTACTAAAGTCCACCTCAATATCGAAGTAACCAATGTTCAATTCTGGAACTTCAGCATCCATATAGTTTGAAGCTAAACACCTAAACACTGGATTAATATCACTCTCAAATAATCCATAATGCCTATGCATACTTTTCTCTGCCTTAAACTTCTTTCCAGAGTTACATACTACACGTGACAGATTATCTCCAAATATACTCGTAAATTTACCTTTTGGATTTTTATAGTAAAAGGTATGGCGTGCTGGAAATTCAATATATTTCCTTTCTCCATTTACCCGTTCAACAGCATGAATAATATCATGATTGTAATCTAAATATGCATCAATGTAACTCAATCCACTCTCCTAAAATAATCCTAATGATCGACAAAGGCCAACAATACCAAATAGCACAAAATATGCGTTTATCAGCATAGGCCAAAATATTTCTCTGCGGTAATATGCGTATACACCAGCTACCGATCCAATTATTTGAATCGGATAATAAATGATCATATCACTCGCTGGTATACCATCTTTTGAAACGATTGCTAAGAATGTATTTATGGTTATTACAATTGTTACCGCAACAACCTCAAAATAAAACGCAACCCTGTCCGAGTGATAACTTTGATTAAAATAATCTACAGTTATTTCCCGTATCTTTGATGTCACTAAACGTTACGCCCAACCACATCTAAAATAGTTTCTAACTCATCAAACTCGTCTCGATGTTTGTGTAACTCTGCCTTGAAGGCTACTTTAATTGCCTTGTTTAATATTGATGGCTTAAGATCCAATTCTTCAGCAACAGCATTAACTGTGTCTTTTAGACCTTCTCTAAGCATAGCTTCTTCTTGTTTTACTTGGATTCCGTCAGTGATTAATCTCTTCAATTTATCAATATCTGGTTGTGAAAATGTAGGCATTGTTATCTCCGTGTTATATTATATTAACACTATTATAACAAAGTTTTAGGTATATGTCAAGTAGATTACTTCTTGTTTTTGACTTGTTGTTCTAACTTATCTAAGCGATCGCTTATTTCCGGATATCTTTCGTAAAACTCGTTGACCGATTCTAATTGTTTGATATTATATCTACTAGTGGCCCATGATAGCATACTATCGACTTTCTTAAAGAACCATATGCCTAATTTTGTATCCTCAAACCATGCTGCAAAAGCACTGGTGAGTATACCAACTAATAATGTCTTTAATAACCAATACCAAAATATCATTTATTATCCTTCTCTACCAATAGCGTAATTGCCAATAAGCTCGGCACGTACACCTTTTTCTAAATACTTTCTAGAATATATTAGAATGTCATCACCGCCTTCACCATCAATACGAACGTGTCCTACTGGTGAAGTACTAGCCTCTGCTTTAAACCCGGCACTTGCCAATATACTAACAAAATCAAATAAATTTTTACCTTCACTTACTGCAACATCAATTACATCAACTATAGATAATAACAATGGATCAGATGACTTAGATGTTCTTTTCTCTGTCATATATCGCAATGTTTTAACAAAGCTAATAGCCGTTTCTTTAATTTTTCCTTCATCTATATAGGTTTCATTAAGTGTGCGTTTGCCTGTTGGTTTAGTTGTTGTTACAGCAGGTGAATACTCATTTAACTCAGCTAGAATATTACTTTCTTTAAGAAATAATCTAACATCCTTTAGTGTCCATTCACAGTCTTCATGTAAAAATGATATTGTTTCATCTAAAGTTTTATGCTTTAAATAAGATTGTAATTCTTCACTTGCTTTTAATGTACGCATAATAAATCCTTTTTTATTTTTGTGTGCCTAACTTGTCTAAACCCCTAGATCCAGATCCACCTTTTTGGCGTGTTGAATCTAATTCATCATATGTCGATATAATTGCTTCCAACTTTGCCGCTAATGCCTCATTGGTAAACAAATAATGTACCGCATTCCAATCCATAGCATCTGTACTACTTTGTGAACGCTTCGCAATGTTAACTAAGGTAGTTGCAACATCTCGTTCAACTTGTTTAAGATCTAATATACCATATCCATCAATTTGAATTTCTGGATTCATTGGATCAGATGGATTCATTTTAGTTATGCCTTCATTAATTTTTTTATATTTCATGTCTATTTTATGCCTTCATTTCTTGGTGTCCGTTTTGGTTTTTTATCTCCACGTACTATCTTAGCAATCCTTTCCTTTTCTAATCGGTGATATTCTGTGTCGAGCTCTTTAAAATATTGATCCATATCTTCACCATTACCACCCTTGGCCAGGTCATGAAATGGAATGACTTTTGCTTCACCGTCAGGACCGATATCGGTGTAATGCATTATGCTATCGTCTTTAACTTTAGTATGCAGAGGTTTCTCAGGTAAATCAATAGTCGGAATATCTGAACCATCATCAACATGTGGTTCAGATTCAGGTTCTTTTTCTTTATCATCAGAATGAGTGCTTCCGCTGACTAGAGTGGCTACCTCAGCTCCCATCATAGGTCTTGAGAAGATGACCTTCCCTGTCGCACTCGTACCTTTAGCTATTCCCTGTCCTACTGGTGATTGTCCAAACGTAGATTGTGCTATCTTTTTACCTATAGTCTTAATGCCGTTTATTATCGGCCGTGAATATCTTGCTGCCGCGGTTGCAACCGCTGGAGCTGCCGCAATCGCACCATATACAAGTGGGATAACTTCATCTAGTTGTTCTCTGTCTTCTGATATAATTTCATTAATTTTCATATTACCTACCTTTCTTCTTGCTTTTTTTCTTCTTGTTTTTTTTCTTTTTACCGTGGCGCTTACCTTTTATAATCTTACCACAGTTTTCATCCACTGTTTCTTCATTTGTATCAAATATTTCATTAATTTTCATATATTATCCTTATGACATCGTACTAAAACGGCATCTTCCATAAATTGACATCAATAGTGCCGCCATCTTTATATTCACCCCAAGCTTGAAGCGTAGGTAAGAAATACTCTGAATATGGCACATTCTTCTTAATTTTATACATAATTGCCTTTCTATTTTGTCTTACAAATTCCCTATAAGATAACATCTCGGCGGCAGTTTTAGGCACTCTGAACTTCAGTTTTAATCGCGGATACTGTTGTGTTACAGGCAATGTTGGATGTGTAATCACTTCCGTTCCTCTATCTGGCCTTGTCCCACTATAATCAAAAACATCAAATGCGTTTTCTGAAACTGTACGCTTCTTAGATTTGCCTTTCTTTTTCGCCGCCGGAGACAACCAACTAGCGGTTGTGTTGTCCATTCGCTTGATAGTACTACCCAATGGCGCTGTTACTGATGCTATATTTCCAGCTATCGTGCCACCATCATCTTCAGTTATAATTTCATTAATTCTCATACCATTATTTATCTATGCATCAATAGTTCTGTGTCACACTCATGAGCTTCAAAACATTTTCCCATGTCTTGGGAACGTTCACAATTAAGTGTATTGAATTATTCATCCAACTATGAGTTCTATGTGTTTTTCGTGTATCTACATAGTACGCTTTTCCTGGAACGATTGGCCATGTTCTGCCATCCACTTCAAATTCATACGCATCTGATGCACATGTCCTACTTAAAAAAGCAACAATTCTAAATGTATCACGAGTCAACTGTGGATTATCTTTATGAGGCGGGAACCAGCCGCCTGCGTTAGTTTTTACTAACATTGTTCTTCCTAGTGGCGCAAAGAAACCTAACATACCATGTAGCGACGTCAAATCATGATATAATTCAGTCGGGTGTGACATTTCAACTTCCTTAACCTTTCGTTTATGTAGTTTTCTAATCTCTGGCATACTTACACTACAATCATATGAATCTCCTTGTACTGTGGTTAAACTCAATCCTTCACGATCATTAGAGATCCCTTCTCGTCTTAAATATGGCACCCATTTATCAGAATATTTTTTCGCCTCTCCACTAAACTGTCCTATGTTGAATTCATATTGTAATGGCTCCCAAGAGCTCAATGCTTGTAATTGTAATTCACATTTTATATCTTCTTCAGACGGTTCATACTTTGTACGATTACTCGCCAGCCACTTAGCATAGTAATTGCCCTGAGTAGTATGATCTGCCTTTGGTATTAGATTTAAAGGATTACCGTCTTTGTCAAACTTCTGTAAATCAATATCTTTCATTTTTCAATATCCTTAATATTATTAATAAGTTGCTTACTTATTCTTCGATCATTCTTCTTACTACTATTAACTGCTTTTTTCTTCTTAGCTATAGCCTTTCTTGATGTGGACTTATCAGTGCCATCATCACCTGCCCAATTCTTTGAATCTTCGGTTGATACACTATTCATTGGTCCATGTGTATCTTGTATATCTTGATCTGTAAATTTCTTTGTAGACATAATATTACTTATTAAATAAAATTCATGCGCATATTCGCTTTTTGTGCTACTCGTATACTGGCCACGTTGTCCGGAGACACCACACACCAAAGTTGACTATCGCCAAATTCTATCAATGCCAGTTTTACTGCTTCAGTTGCTATCCCTTTGTTTTGGTATTGGTGTGCGATAAGATACGCTGTTTCACAAGTCTCTTTAACTTCTATTGCTCCAACTAATATCCCCTCATTTAAGAATATACCCCACGTATTATAATTAATTATAAAATTCAATGCAGCTTCTCGATTAAATGGCCATTCTATTTGTGCTAGGGTAGCAATATCTTTCTTAACAATAGTTTGTAGGCGATATATGTCTGCTTCTTTTAATCGTCTAATAGAAATACGTATTGCCATGTAACTATTTATTATAAATAGTAGCATATAATTATTATTCAAGCGTATTAATATGATAAAATGGATAAAACAAGCAAAGCATCATCTGGACGACGAAACTGGTTGGACATATTCTTACCATCTAATTCATAGTATAAAGAACAGTTGGTTATTAGTCAAAATAGCATTCAAAAGTTTAGCACATGGATTATTTCCGTGGGTATGGAAAGCTGATAGCCCAATTGCTGTCATAAAGTTATATCATCAAATAATGAAAATAGAACACATTAAGAAGATGGATAAACTTAATGATATGCCTAAAAAAGATAGATATAAATGAAGAATAAAAAGCACAGTAAAGGTACTCGTGATATTGATTCCTACGACCACAACCTGAAACATTATTCCGGTGATGATATAAATCACTACACAGGTGAAAGTGTTTCGGATCTGGTACCTGATAAGATACCAGACAAAGTGGAGAATGATTACCTCAAAGCTGATGTTAACTACATATCTGATATGTATTCAGATGATCAATTAGATCTACATAGTGATTCTGAAAAGAACGTATATACTGTAGATGGTATCCCATCCAGATGGTATCACAATAAACTAAGAAGTTCATACGAATTTGAAAGTTTTGGAACTCCTGATCCAATTACTCGCAATATACAAATAACTAACCGATTTACAAATGATATGAGTGATATTATTAATTACGCATATAACTCAGACAACACACACCTACAAACCATAGGAAATTATAGATCCAGAAATCATAGTAGACAAGACCATGATTTACATGATGGTGAAATGATGGATATACAGCGAGGAACATTAGGGCGTGGACATGACATTGATTGCATGATGAAAACAAATG